TAATCCTTAAAAGGAGACAGGGGGTATGTGGTGGTGCCCTGCCTCCATCTAAAGATTATATCATCGTTTAAACCAATCGGGAAGCCCTAAATGTGGACGTTTGTCAAACATATTATCCTTCGCTCCAGGAGTCTTACGATTGTTATAATGCAGAAAAACTTGTACGCATTCTTTGCCCTTAAATTTTTCTCTCCAATGCTCTAGCTCACAGCCAGAATAAACCAGCATATCTCCTGGTTTTAAATCTACTCTAACACCTTTGGTGTTATCTGATACATATCCTTGACCTGGTTTAACACCACCTTTTTTAGGATTTGGTTCTAGATATATAGGCCAATCATCTCCACCAAGATTCATAGTAGTAGATATTTCACAACTAAATCTGTCTTTGTGTCTTTTAAGAATATCACCTTTTTTATAAATTCTTGCATAGGTATAAGCTGGATATAATTTTAATCCTGTTACTTCTTCCATTTTAGGCTGGCATTTTAACATTAATGTTTCCATAGCAATATTAGAATACTGACTATAAGTATCGGGTATTTGTCTATCATCATAGTGACCTATAATATTTTCAAATGGTGAAAAGTACCTTTCTTTTCTACAAGTATCATATACTTGTTTTTGCATATTAAAATAATTTGCAACAAAGCTAGCCAAGTCTTTTGATATTGCTTGACGGATAACTGCATATTTTTTCTTTTTAAAACTCATATATATTCAAACCACCCAGTCATTATCATTTTTTCTTTATTTACAATTTCTCCTTTATGTGTATGCGTAAAATCAGTTGGCCAAATTAATGTCAACCCTTTTTTAGAAGGAGTTGTAATTTTTTGGTATTTAAATTTTGTACCACCATTCTGTATGTTATTCAAGTATGTCATAAAAACTAATATTCTTTTAGAAGATGCTATACCTGCCCTTTCATTATGCCATTTTTTAAAACCACCTTTTTTAGGATATTTTTGAATGTTAGCTCTATAAAATTCAAACCTTTGATTTGTATTTAACTCTGGATATTTTTTTATATATAAATTTAAAACAGTTTGTAGATGTTTTAAATATTCAATTATTTCAGTGTCCTGGTTATTTTTATAGATTACTAAATCTAACGAATCTTTAAATTTTTTATTTACTATATTACTAGCATTACTACCAGCGATAACATTTTTTTCAAATTTGTTATAATAATTAATTAATTTGTCACAAATATTTGAAGGTATAAACCAACCGCCTATAAAACTTTCTTTTGGTAATTTGTATTCTTTCAACTTCATTTATTCTTTTTTATTAGTTTGTTTACTTCAGGTAAATAAATATAATTTAATTTACTATTATCAAATAACTCTTTTAAATCTAACATAGTTTCAACTAATACTTCACCCGGTAAATTTAAACTAGTGTTTACTAAAATAGGCACACCAGTTAATTTATGAAATGCTTTTATTAAATTATAAAAATTTAAATTATTTTTCTTACTAACTGTTTGAATTCTTGAGTCATTATTTTTAGATACGCCTGCTTCTAAAATATTTTTTTTCTTAATTTTAAACACATACATCATATGTGGAGATTCATCTATTAACATGTCAAACCATTCTTTAGCTTTTTCTTTTAAAACAGAACAAGCAAAAGGTCTAAACCATTCTCTTTTTTTTATTTGATTTAATTTATTATGAGCTTTTTTATTTATAGGACTCATTAACAAAGATCTATTTCCTAATCCTCTTTGACCTTGTTCGCTTCTAGACTGAAAGATTGCAACTGGTTCATTAAGTAAAATTTTAGAAACTTCTTCTGTTGTTGTGTCTACGATATTATATTGATAAAAAATACTTGTATCTATTTCTTGTGGTATACCTAAATAAATTTTATCATTAGTTATTTTATTATTTAAATAAAAATTTGCAGCACCAAGACTTAATCCAAAATCTCCGTTAAACGGATCACAGAATAAATTATTAAATTTTAAAAGTAATTTTGAATTATTAATAACATTTTGAGCACATCCTCCTGTCAAATGTAAATCACCACTTATGTTTTTGTTATCTATAAATTCGGTTAATTCGTTTTGAAAATTATTTTGAATTGTTGCAGGTCTTTTATCATATAAACTCCAAGCCATAGTCTTTCCACAATCGTGTCCGGTTCCAAAATGTTCAATAGTAAATTGTTCATATCGTTCACAAATTTTATTTTTTTCAGTAAGTATATGTTTTAAATTTTTATCGTAAAAATAAAGACTTTCGTTTTCAAAAAAGTCTTCAAATTTAGCTCCTCTACCATCACAAACTAATATATTTTTTATATTTTTGTTCCAAGTTAAAGCACAATATGCATGAAACAAATGATGAAATTTATCACCGTAATATATTATTTCTATGTCTTTAAGTTTTTTACTATTATATTTAATTATATGACCCCATAATTGTAAACAATGATTAGAGTGATTATGGGAAATTATTATTTTATCTATTTTAAGTTTTTCTATTTCTTGTATTAAATTTTTGTTTGGAAAAGCAAAATATTTAAATCTATTGTATCTATCTATTTGTGTATGAAATTTTATTTTATTATTTTTAATATATGTAACGCATCCATCGTGAGATGCATAAATTGAAAGTATATTCATTTTAAAAATAATTAAAATTTACAGTTAATCTTCTTTTTTGATTTGAACAAGCAGAACTAGAATGTGGTTTATGTGGATCAAAAAATACAACTCTATTAGCTTTTGCTTGTACGTTTTCTTTTTCAAAAAAAGTATCACCATCATTATCATTAATATATAAAAGACATCCTTTATGTGGATAGGGATAATCAGTATGATTTTTATGTTTTCTTTTTTTACCTATATTCATATACATATTTGCTTTAATTCTTATAACTGCCTTACAATCTATCTTTTGCAAAAATTTATTCCATATATGATAGTAATTACTATTTTCATGATTGGCCTGATAAAATAAATGTATAAAATAATAATAATTTTTAGGATCATTTTTATCTGAAATACAATCATTATAAAACCATGGGAAATCAAGACTTGATATAGTGTCTTTGATTTCTTTAAAATATTTTTCGTCTAAAAAATTATCTATTACCTTAAACATCTTTTGCCATTTCTTTTGGAATAGCTTGCATATTCCAATGTATAAATCTAAATGGTTCAGTGCCAGAATCTACACTAAACTCGTGTTCTAAATAACCTGGAAAAATAATTAGTAAGCCTGGTGATGGTTTAAAACGAACAGTGCTTAATCCACTAGAAGCACCACTGACTTCAGCTTTTAACATTAATTTTGTTGAACGAGCTGCAGACCTTGGGTCATGAAATATTGGGTGAGATGTCTTATCACTACCTTTTAAAAAATAAAAACCGGATACATGTTGATTAGAATGTAAATGCACTGAATGGTGACCCCCACCTTTTTTTGCAAACTCTTGCACCCACATTTGAGAAAACAGAGTATTATAGTGTCTTAAATCATAACTCATATGATCTAAAAATTCTTTTGATTTTAGTTCAACATAATTTTTAAAATCTAAAAAATTATTATCTTGTAATAAAGTAGTTGAACGATGTGAAATAAAAGCATCGCCATATTTTTTTATATGATCTTTATTTCTTTCACGAGCTTCTTTTATATATTTATTTGAGTGTTTATTTAAAGAAGTAATAAAATCTGCTTTACGCTCTGACCAAATAGGTGTGCTAAAAAAATTATTGATATACATTATTTAAAAGGATCTCCAATACTCCATACAACTAATGAATATCTAGTTCCGCTTGTAACAGGTTTTACTCTATGCCAAACATGAGACGGAAATACAACAATAGAACCTTTAGAAAGTATTTCGTTTGCTTTTACTAAATGTTTTGATTCATCTCTCATATGTGGATCGTAGTTTCTAAAATCAAATTCTAATTCACCACCTTTATATTCAGAACCATCTGTTAACTGACAAGTCATAGATAGTTTTCTAATTTTACCATGTTCGGGATCACCAGGTTTATCATAAGGTTTATCCCAACTATCACAATGCCAATCATAATATTGATTAAGTTTGTATTTAGTAAACTGACAAGCTTCAGATCGATTCCATTGAAAATTCCAACCAGCATTTTTATTAGCTTCTATTAAATAAGGATGTATTTCTTTATATATCCAAGTATCATTGAGCCATACTAAATCTGAATTCCTCTTACGTTTCATATCTTTTATTTCATCTTTGGAAAGTTCTTTATCTCCATAATCACCAGTTCTAGCCATAGTTTCTGCTTGTGATAAACCATGTTTAATTATGTCATCACAAATTCTAGGTGGTAGTGCAGATTTAAAACACCAATAATGATTAGATATATTCATACGTTATTGTTTGAACTATGTTTAAACTTTCTTTTTGTTTATTTGTAAGAGTGTACATGTTTGTTGAAGGAAACATAATAAATCTATTATTTAAAAGTGGTATATCCCAACTTCTATTTTTTCTTCTATTATCATCAAAATAAATTCTAACATTACAATCTTTAACTTTTACACCATACAGTAATGTAAAATCAGGTGAGTTTCTTAAATCAACTGGATCAACATTTAATAGTGGTTCTGTTTGTTGATTAGGTTTATAGATATCTCCCCAAGTTTTTTTATTAATAAGTTGAAGCCTATATTCTAAATATACATGATCACACATGTAAGTATTCAACATGTCCCAAGTTTTAGAAAATGGAAATTTTGTGTTATTAATTTTAGATTGTAAAATGTCGTTTGATAATTTATCTCGGTCAATATCCCAATTTTTGGGCATTGTTACATCACCGTAATATAGAGCTTGTTCTGTTAATACTTTCTTCTGCATACCACCACCATTTTTAATCTATGCCAATTTGTCTGTCAAGTCCCAAGTTTGTGTTGATTCATTCCAACTATATTCCCAAGAATGTGTACCTGCTGTTACTTGTTCAACCTGCTCATCTGTATAAGCTGGACGGCTACCAACAGGTGATACCCATTGCGCTGTTGCAAGATCTAAAGTCCAACTTGGAAAAGGTTGTGGATCAATAAATATTTGATTGTCTTCATCCCAAGTCATTCCTATACCAGCAAAATTTCCTCTAAATGCTTTTGAGTTATCGCCTGATGAATGTGCATTAGATTTTGTATTGTATGAAGTTTTAATCCACATTTCTGCTGGCCAATTATTACATTTTTCTAAATGTTCTTGACCTACTTTTTCATCTTCAACACCATCAGCATTTAATAAATGTTTATCTTCTAAAGGTGTTACCGCAATAACTTTTCCGTTCATTCCTATTTTTGCATAATGTGCCATATTTTTATCCTACCTATATTTATACCTAATTACTACTTTTCCAGATCCACCAAAACCACCTTGACCTGGTGTAGGCCAACCATTACCACCACCGCCACCGCCACTATTCATGGCACCAGCAAATCCGCTTTGATCAGAATTATTATAATCTCCACCTTGACCACCACCGCCGGGTCCTGGGTTTCCACCTGATCCACTTGGAGAATAACCTCCACCGCCGCCACCACCAGCAAAAGTTGTTGCAACACCAGTAATTGCTGTTGTTACACCTGTACCACCATTACCACCATTTTGACCTCCAGTAGCACCTCCAGCAGCACCTGCTCCGCCACCACCTGCTCCAGAAGGGTGACCTGATGGTCCGCCGCTATTTCCTTGAGGTGGACTAACCGATGGTGAATTTCCTGTTCCACCGCCACCATTTTCTCCGCCGCCTCCGCCGGATCCTCCGGAACTACCGGAACCGCCAGATATTCCACCACCACCACCACCTGCTGATGTAATTCCTAAAGCGGAACTTGGTGTTCCTTTATATCCTGTTTTAGGAGCTCCTGGACCTGAAGCACCTGCTCCAACTACAATTGGATATGCTTGTGCTGATACAGTAACACCCGTTGGTGTAGCTAATGGACTTGCTGTGTATGGTCCTGAAACTGGAGTAGAGTGTGATTCTCTAAAACCTCCTGCTCCACCGCCACCAGCTTGTGAATTAGGGCCACCATTTCCACCACCTGCAATTACCATGTAATCTACTTGAGTAGACCCTGATGGGTTTCCTGCTCTTGTTACATTAAAAACACCTGGTCCGTTAAAAGTATGAATTTTATAATCACCACAAATATGTTCTTCTCCACCTGATGCTTGAATATAACCAGGACCATAAGTTCCTGCATCAGAGTTAATAGATTTCCAACCTTGAGTTCCATCTATATAAATAAATGATACTGCTAAATTATTTTCACTTAATATTCCATCTTGTGCAACTCCATCGATGTTAGAACCATTTCTTCCAACAGTAATATTCTCCTCAACAAAAGTTCCTGCATAATCTTTAATGGCTACAATAGCACCTGCACTAGGACTTGAAGGAAGTGTTACTGTAAAATCTCCACCTGTAGTATTACAAAAATATCCTTCACCTGCTGTTGCAACAAAAGTTGCAGTTTTAATACTTCCTGTTTGCCAACTTACAGATCCACCACCACTATCAACAAAACTTAAAGTACCACTACCATCTGTTGCAAGTACTTGATCTGCGGATCCATCTGCTGCTGGAAAAGTTAAAGCATCAATAGTAACTGTTCCAGAACCTTTTGGTTGGATTGATACACCAATATTAGTATCATCACCAGTTGCAGTAAATGTTGGTTTGTTTCCTGTAGCTGCGTTTGCATATGTTAATTCGTTTACTGCTGAACCTGTTGCAGTTACTTTAAATAATTCATTACCATTTACATCTAAAATTGAAGTTCCAATTTTAGGAGAGGTTAAAGTTTTGTTTGTTAAAGTTTGTGTTCCAGTTTCTGTTACTGTACCTGCTGCAGTAAAAGATGCTTCAAAAACTCCAGTGTTTGTTGCAACACCATCAAGAAAAATAAATTTGTAACTTTTTTCAGTAGCTGAAAAAGTAACTGTAGCTCCTGAACCAGATTCTGCTTTTAATTGTACTGTGTATGCACCAGAAGTTGCGTTTTCAATAACATAAAAATTTTCTGTAAGTAATGGAAAAGTTACAATTTGGTTTCCAGTAATAGTACCTGTTAATTTTATTACTCTGTTTTGAGCTTTACCTGTTAAAGCACCATCATCAATATCTAAAGGCGTAGTTTGTGCACCACCTGCAATGGATACTTCTAAGAATCCACCCATTAATTGTTCAATAAGTTGTAAATTTGCGTTTGTTTTTGTTCCCCATGTACCGGCATTTTCGCCAGTTACCATTAGTTCTATACCAAGATCTGAATATGATGAAGCCATTGTTAATTCTCCTAATTGTTGTTATTTATACTTGTTATTTAATTTTAAGTCAAACATAATTATGCGGGTGTTTTATCTACATAAGTAGCTCCAGTATAAGGAGTTTTATCTCCATAATATTTAAGTATTAATTTAGCGTCATTTAGACTTGTTGTAGCGGTTAGTCCTAGACCTGCTAAATCTGCATTAGTTTGTTGGACTGTAGTCAAAGTTCCCAGACTACTTGTAGCTGCACGTCCTGTTAAAGTAACGCCAGTAATATTATTAACAGTTAACGACCCTAGAGATGTAGTAGCAGTTAATGCAGCAGGTTGAACTAATGGAGCAGACGAAATTGTAATTGTTCCAAGTGATGTAGACGCACTTATTCCAGTCACACCCATTACACTTGCAGGAGCTAAAGATCCCACTGCAGATGTTGCAGATAAGCCTGTAAGACCAACTATCTGTTCAGCAGCTGTTATTGTTCCCACTGCAGATGTTGCAGATAAACCTGATAAAGTAAACGTAGCATCAGATTTAACTGTTAATGAACCAACTGTTGACGTAGCACTTAATCCAGTTAAACCCATTACTTGATCTGGTAAAGTTATAGATCCAACTGCAGATGTTGCAGAAAGACCTGTTAAACTAAATGTTGCTGATTCAACAGTACCCCAACCATTTTCACCCCAGTCAAGTGTACCCCAACCTGGTTTTACTGATACATTTTCACTAGGTAAATTTACAGAAGAAGTTGCAGATAAAGCTGGTAAAACTACATCAATTGTTGACTCACCCCAGTTTTCAAAACCCCATTTATCACTACCCCAACCAGTTTCTGGAAATGTTTCTACTGAACCAACTGTAGAAGTTGCAGACAAACCAGTTAAAGTTATAGAAATATCGTCTTGACTACTCCAAGAATTTTGTCCCCATTGCAACACGCCCCAAGTATCTGGGTCTACAGTATTCGCTTGTCCACCCATCCCTGGATGAATAGAACAATAATAATAAAGTTGTGGTGCTGAAGCAGCAACAGTTATTTGAACTTGTGTTGAACTATTTACTGTTACTCCTGTTGTATATTCGCTTCCAGAATTATGCGTACCATCTGATGTTGTAGAAAATCTAAATGGATGAGCCGAAGGATAATTAAATACATAAGTGTAACCTTCAGCAAGATTTATAGTATCTTGTAAAACACTATCTATGTAATACTTATTACCAGAGCCAGGGTTGGCTACCGTTACTGTGAATGTTCGGATTGCCGACATAAGGACTTACTCCTTATGCTATCTGAATGATCGCGTTGCCTGCAGTTTGTGCTGGAAACTCAATTGTAAAAGTTCCGCTTGTTACAGTTTTGTCTGAACCGAAGTTTACGACACATACAGCTTTGTTAGAATTAGTTGAATTGTAAATTAAACAACCTCTTGCTGTGAAAGAAGCAGAAGTCCATGATGTGTTTGCAAATTTACAACAAGCAGTGTCTGTAGATAAAACTGGAGTTGTGCTTGTTAAACTATTTCCACCTGCAGAATATCCAGATGAAGTTGTTGTAACTTCATATGTGTTTGTTGGATCTGCTGTTGCGTCTGCTGGTGCAGTGTAAGCAGTTGTTGCTTTACTTAATGTTGCTGAGTCGCTTGAGTATAAAGATAATTTAAATGTGTCCGTACCATTAGTAAAGTTGTGTCCCTCTACTAAAATTTCTTGTTTGAAACTATTACAAATAGCCGATGTTATTGTCATAATTTTCTCCTATTACTGAGGCGCTGACTCGATTGGAATTCTTATTGTACCATCCGTGTAATCGTCTCGTCTTCTTCTTCCAATTTGCATCGCTGCAAACTTTTGTAGTTCAGTTTTATACTTTTGTTCGTATAATGTCAACATATCAGTTGGACCTTTTAAAAAAGAATATGCTTCTACTAAACAAGCATATAAAAGACCTTGTGGAAAATATTGACTAATATAAGTCGTTGTATTACTTCCTGATAAAGCTTGAGGAAGTTTATTCCAAGAAATAGTAAATTTATAATTAGCATCTGGTGTAGGAGCCACTAAAATAGCCCCTGATGTAGTAGCACCTGTTCCTGTAGCTCCACCATACATAGCGTAATATTTAGGTAATCCTGTTACATCCTGTCCAGTTTGACTACCTTTGTCTCCTGTTAATTCTCCTATATATTCTTGTATAAACGTTTGATCTCTTCTTTCTAACCACTGACCTTGAATTGTATTTGATGTAGTAGAATTAAAAACTTCTACACCTCTTACGAATAAACATTCTGCAGGAACATTTACAGAATTATTGTCAGTTGCAAATTGAGAATCAGATCTAACTCTATCAGAATCCATAGGTAAATCATATGCAATTCTATATTCTGAATTCATTATAAACCCATCAATAAGACCTTGAGTAAAAACATTAGCGTCTACTTCTGTGTAGTCTCTAATTGCTGTTGTCAATGTTGCGTATGTCCATCCTGCCATAATTAACCTCTATCATTAACGGGTCCAATTGTACACTGAAAACCGCCTCCTGTTGCTGTGCTTCCAGCATTAGAAACTAAAGGCACTGTTATAGAATTATATTGTGTTTCTGTAGCTTGAGTTCCATTAGGTAAAGTTGGCCCCACTGTTACAGTGCTTGCAATTGCTGTTGCTAAATATGATCCAAAAACTTTAGCTCCGTTTGCATGAGTTGTTGCTGTAGTATTAGGTGGAGTTATTCCCCTAAATGGAGCAGCCGTTCCTCTTGTTAATCCAGATAAAACTCCTGTGCCTGTATTGTTATTTGTGTATTGAATAGTTTCGTTAATGTATTGTCCAAAATTTGGATTATTTTGTGTTGCTCCTCCAACAGAAATAGTTGCATTTTGATCTACTTTTTCTATTACAATAAAACCAGCGTTTGGAAATGCTGCAGAATTAGTTAAAGTTAAAGTGTTAACTGTATCATTAATTGCACCATTTAAAGTTGTTTCTAATTCTAAAGTTGCAATTGCAACACCTCCCACTATTTCTTTAACAGATTGAAATCTTACATAAGATGTTCCTTCATTAATTTGATTAGAAGGATAAGATACACTTAAAGTTTGAGATCCACCTGTTGTGGTAAATGGATTGTTAGGTAAAATATCTTGTACCGGAAACTCAACTCTTGCAGGTCTAGCATGTTGTAAACCTTGAGGATCTGCCCCTATTGGATGTGGTTGTAATTGTGGTTGTTTAGGTTCAAATTCAGATATATGTACCCATGCACCAGTCCATTCTTTTACCATTTCTCTGTATGGAAAAGCTGCTCCTGATCTATCAGAGATCGCTAATGCTCTACTACCTTTTGCAAATCTAGCCATTATATGTTTGGATAGTATGTCTTCGGAGTAATGTATGTGCTAGCTGCAGAACCATCTTCAGATAGTGCTCTAGCAAGTTCATCCTCGTATAACAACTTCATCTCCTGTGTTCTTTGTGGTGCAAACTTCATAGATAAATAATAAGACAATCCTGAAACCATACATGGTACAAATCTAAAAGGTGCATCACCTGAGTTAGTATATGCTCCTGCATCTTGAATTCTTTTTACATAATAAACATTTAAAAAATTTGATGCAGCAGTTGAATTAGGTAAAGGATAAATTGTAATTGTAACTTTATCAATAAATCTTTGTACCCAAAATTGTGAAGGTGTTCCATTAGATGCTTTGTTAGCTGTGGCTGAATATGCATCTCTTGCAACTTTTGTTAAACCAATATCTGATTGATTTGTCGTGTTATAATTTTGCCTATATGTAACATTTAAAATATCTGAAATACCATAAACGTTTGCTGTTGGAACAGTTGTAGCCTGTGGTGGTTCTCCACCTGCAGGTACATCTGTAGAATTTCTATAAAAAGTATAAATACCAGATCCTTCAGCTGTAGCATCAATATTGGTTGTTGAACCTGCTACTAAATTAATATTAGTGTTTCCTACTTCCCAAAAATGTATTCCTCTATTACCCCATTCTTGAAAAAGAATGTTTAAAGATCTTCTTGCAGTTTTAATTTGATGACCAGCTGTGCCTACTAAACCTAAACGTTCGTATGCATCTGCAATAATTTCATCAATTGAAAAGTCTTGATCAAATGAATAAGATGAGGAAGTGGTATTCGCCATTTAACCTCCTATCCATTATACAGTACATTCATCTGGTCAATAGTATCCAAAGTATAAGTTACAGTCAAACCTTCTTGACATAAAATTCCTGGAGCAGGGATATTGAAATGAGTTTCATGATCTGCTGTTCCATTAGTTCTATATTGCATGAATGGAGTTGAACTAGTTGTTAATGCACCATTAGAATGAAAAGCTATATCTCCTGCTGTTCCACCGCTTGCAGCTGTGAATCCTTTAAGTGCTGTTCTTCCTGCAAACATTCCCATTCCTCTTGAATTATTAAATCCTAAAGAAACGTTAGCTGCTGGTTGAGCACTCATTTCAGCTGCAGTAACAGTTAAGAAATATTTAGTTCCTGCTGTAGTTGTTGCTGAACCGGGTAATGTAATTACTTCAGTTTGAGCCACACCATTTAAATCTGTACCTGTTAAAGTTACAGTTTTTCCACTATCCGAACCACCTGCTGTAGTTGCAGTTATAACCGCTCCTCCGCCATTATGACCTGCTGCAAAAGTAGTAGCTGCCATAGTAAACGAAGTATTTGGTCTAGCCGCAGCTGCAAAGTATGTAGTACTTGCTGCCACTTCATCCATAATTGTTTTAACTTTTACAAAAGTTGCCGACATATTTTCTCCTTAATTAAGGTGCTCCCGAAAGAGCACCTTTAAATTATTTATTACGCTATTGTTGCGATTGGTGTACTTAAAGATTCTACTTTCCAAGTAGAGTTTGTTCCATCATCCGTCATACAAGTAAGCGTACATCTTGCGTTAGCTACTGTAGAGTTAACCCATGTTAAAGTGTCACCTGCAATATCCGAAGCCGGATTCG